CGTGACCGACTCCAACGTCGGAGCTGCCACCGTCGGATATTTAAACATGAGCGGCGCGGTATTTCGGACGGTCTCCGTCCCGTACGAAATGGAGATCATGGGCGAGGTCACGATTACGCCGTGATCCTGGAGGTAATTAATGGCTAAGACGAACGGACTCAACGTCCGGCTCTACGTCGAAGGATACGATCTGAGCGGAGACGCGAACGCCCTGTCGGGGCTGGGCTACACGAACGAACTCCTCGACGTCACAACGCTCGACGTGTCCGCAAAGAAGCGGATCGTCGGGATTGCAGATGCGGAGATCAGCGTCGATGCATTTTTCGACCCTGCGTCGGGTCGATCCCATGCCGTCTGGACGAGCAACAGCGGCAAGCAGCCGACCGCCGACCAGGACGTTCTCGTGCCGATGGGTTCGGCGGTGGGCGATCCCTGCATCGGCATGGTCAGCAAGCAAGGGACGCTCACCACGACCCGTTCGCCAGGTTCGGCCATAGCGGCCAGTGCAACCTACTCGGCATCAAATGGGTCAGGGCTGGACTTTGGAGTCATGCTGACCGCCCACGATGACACTCATGCGTCGGCAGGGTCTGGCACCGTGGTCGACGGAGGAGCCGCGACGTCGAACGGTGGGGCCGGCTATCTGCAACTGTTGAGCCTCGACTCCGGGAGTGTCACGGTTCAAATCCAGGAATGCGCGACCGAAGGCGGTTCTTACGTGAACATAGTCACGTTCTCGACTGTGGCGGCGGCTGCGGCCCCGGCATCGGAGAGGCTGACGATGGAAGGCACCGTTAAGCGGTACCTGAAAGTAACGACGACGGGAACATTCAGCAACGCGAAAATTGCAGTGGGATTCACTCGGCTATAGGAGGTCGAAATCATGGCGAAGCAGACTGGATTGGGCGACTACCTGGCGGTGGACGATTCCGGCGGGACGGTCAGGGATATCAGTAATGACATCGGGGACTACGGGATCAACATCGCGCAGGAGTTGATCGAAACGACCGGCCTCGACAAGTCCGCGAGGGAGCGGATCACGGGCATGAGCGACGGCGACGTCAGCCTCAACGGATACTTCAACGCGACATCGAACAAATCGCACGACGTGTTCAAGACGCGGACGGGGACGCGGACGTTCGACCTCCGAGTCGGCGGCAACACGTCGTCGAACCCGAAGCTGGCGATGGAGATGCAGATCGCGAGCTACAACATTTCGCGCGGGTCTGACGGCTCACTGACCTGGGCGGTCACGATGAATCTCGCCGACGGCACATCTCCGACCTGGTCGACTGTGGCCTAATGGTCATCAGCACGAACGGAGTCAAACCGTACACGCTCGTGCGCCGGCGTGCGGTGCTCGTCTTCGCGCAGCCGGAGTATGAGGGGCTGCGCATCGAGGCCCGACTGGACGTTGACCTTCGCACGTTCCTCGACCTGCAAATGCTCTCCGGCGCAGGAACGACCGACAGCGATCCCGAAAGCCTGCGGGCCGCGTTCACGATGTTCGGCGATCAGATTCTGGACGCCTGGAACCTGCACGATGAGGACGGCACCGTGTTGACTGCGGACGCGGCGGGGTTCCTGTCGCTGCCGCCAACGCTCGGCACCGCGATCCTCGGAGCCTGGAGCGAGGCCGTGACCTCGGCGGGGGAAGTCTTGACCTCGGAATAGCCCGTTGGAAGGCCGTCCGAGGCGGCACGTATCAGGACGGCACGCCGATCACCAAACCGCTTGAGTTACAGACGGCAGAGGTGGTCGACGGCATTTGCCAGCGGTATAACTGCCTGCCGTCCCAGGTTCTGAGCGAGGACGCGGGAATCTTGCGGTTGTTGGACATCGTCGAAAAGGGCCGAATCGAGGACAAAGCGAGTGGCTAACACAGTTACAGTCACGGTTGACGCCGACACGTCAGCGGCTCAGAAAAACGTCAAGGGCATGGGCGAGAAGTTCCGCACAGCCATGAAAGGCGTCGCTGTAGCAGCCGGCGGCCTCTCGTTGGCAGCCGGAGCGGCTGCAAAGCTCGGCCAGGAATACCAGGAAGCAACGAACACGATCGCCGCCGGGACCGGCGCGACCGGAGAACAGCTTGAAGGGCTGACTCAGTCGTTCAGGGACGTCTGGGCCACCGTTCCGCAGGACGCAGCGGACGTGGCAAGCGCGATTGCCGACGTCAATACTGAGATGGGCTTAACGGGAAAGCCCCTGGAAGACGTGACGACGGCGTTCCTGGATGTCTCGCGGGCCATGGGCGAAGAGGCTGCGCCCCTGATCAAGTCGGTCGCAGACGCCATGATCGCATTTGATACTCCAGCTTCAGACACCCGTACCGTGCTGGACAAACTAACGACCGCCTCCCAGAACGCGGGCGCTCCAATGTCGACCCTGGCCCAGACGATGGTCGATTTTGGCCCTCAACTCAATGACCTCGGCCTCCCGATGGACGACGCCATTGCGCTGATCGCGAACATGGAGGGCGCAGGGCTTAACGCCGGCAAAATGATGCCGGGGTTGAACAAGGCAATCGGGACGTTGGCGAAGGAAGGCGTCACCGATATCTCGGCGGGTCTTCAGGACATGATCGACGGCATCCAAAATGCTGAAACCGACAGCGAGGGTCTGGGCTTGGCAGTGGACGCCTTCGGAGCCGGTGCGGGCATCCGATTCAAGGACGCCATCGACAAGGGCGTCTTTTCGCTGGACGCTATGATCGAGGCAATGGGCAACTCCGAAGGCAAGGTCGCCGACCTCGGAGCTGCAACCCTGACCATGAGCGAGAAGTTCGACATATTCAAAAACCGCGCCAAGGAAGCATTGGTTCCGTTCGGCGAATTCGCAAACATGATCGGCCCGATGATCATCGTAATCCCAACGCTGGCGACCGGTATAACGGCCCTGGCGGCCTCGCAGATGGTCGCAACGGCAGCGACGTGGCTCCAGACTGCCGCCATGACTGCGCTGAATTTCGCGATGGGACCAATCGGCCTGATTATCCTCGGAATTGTGGCAGCGATAGCGGCAGCGATCCTGATCTTCAAGAATTGGGACACGATCATTGAAACGTTGCGGGAAACTTGGGAGACGGTTTCCAGCGCGATCTCCGAGGCGTTCCAGACATATTTCGCGTTCCTACTCCCAGGCGGGGCGTTGTTCAACGCGATTGACACGCTCAAGACCACGTGGGCTGAGGTCTGGGGAACGATCCAGGACACCTGGGACACGGTGACGGGTGCGATCTACGATGCATTCAACTCCAAGTTCGGCTGGCTGTTGCCGGGGGGCATCCTCATCAAGGCGATCCAGGGGATTCGGGAGAACTGGGAGGCCATATGGGCAGCGATTGAAATCCTCGCCATCGTCGGCTGGGAGAAAATCTCGGAAGCCTTCGATAAGTATTTCGGCTGGGCGCTTCCTGGCGGGGCTATCCACGAGGCACTGATCGCGATCAAGACTGCATGGGATAGCATCTGGGACGGGGTGAAATCTAAGTTCAACACGCTCTCCAAGGCGATCCAGAAGGTATGGACGGACTATTTCGGATGGCTGCGGCCAGAGGGGGCTATCCATAACGCGCTGAAGCGGATTAAGGAAACCTGGGACTCGACCTGGGACGGTATCAAAGGGACGTTCACCACGATTGGCGCTTTCATCGAGTCCGTCTGGACGGATTATTTCGGGTGGATACGCCCAGGCGGGGCCGTCTTCAACGCTCTGGACGCGTTCCGAGACAAGTGGTCCGCGATCTGGGCCGCGGTCAAGGGCTTCGTCAAGGGTCCGGTCAACTTCATTATCGACGGTGTCAATAAATTGATCGATTTGCTGAATGCCATCGAGTTGGGCTGGGAGCCGAAGAAGGTTCGCGGAGTGACGGTCATCCCTGGGTTTTCGTTTGACCCGTTTAACATCCCCCACATTCCGAAACTGGCCGCTGGCGGCATCGTCCGGTCTCCGACACTGGCGATGATCGGCGAGCGCGGCCCAGAGGCTGTCGTGCCGTTGGGTGCAGGCAGCGGAGCGGGCGGGATCACGATCAACATTCTCGGCCCGACGTATGGGCTGGACGATTTCGAACGGCGCGTTGCCGAGGCCGTCCGCGACGGCGCGAGGCGTGGC